TACCAAACCGACCTAATCCGCCGGTGCCTATACTTAAACTTGTGACCATATACCGTATGCACATTTAGCTTCATGAAAATTAGGATGCTTACCATCGTATAATTTAGCATCAGGGAAATGGTTTTTATACCATTCAAATGTAAATGTATGCGGATGATATATTTCAATAGGCCAGTCGATTGGCTCAAAGAATCTAATTAATTTAGCAGATGCTTTACACTTTGCTATAAACAAGTCCGGATTAATAACGTGCTGCATGACATTTAAAAGCCAAATTTCATCACATTCAGGTATATCAATATTTTCAACAGGTTCTGCAATTATATCGCATCCTAATTCTTTTGCTATCTCTTTTAATATATCTGATGGCATAGGCTCAATAAATAATCCTTTACCAAACTTCACCCATTGCAATGCCGGGAAGTCAGCACATCCTATTTCTACAATAAAAGCATTTGTATCTTTTATATCTAAATATTTAAAATAGTTGTAATAGGTATTTTTATAATGGTTTTGGCCTTGTTTGCGGTCAAACTTATGGCATATCCTTTCAGCTATTTGAGCCTCATGCCAGCGTTCTAATGTAATTCTCTTTACCATTCGTTGTTTCGTTTGCGGTGATGATGAAATATAATAGGATAATTATCTTGTGAAAATTGCGGATGTTTATCATATACAAACTGCCCGCCGTTATATTGCGCCGGCCAATAATGAATCTTTATATTATGATAATAAGCAAGGCACGTAAGTATTGCCTGATCATGCCGATGCTCCTGAAAGGATGGGTAATTATAAACCAAACTTTGCGAATCGTCAATAAACCCATCCAACTGGCAATATTTAAGCCATTTACCAATAAATAACCGCGCCGCCTCAGTATTGCGAATAAAAATAGCAGATGCCTGTATTTGCCTGCTTTCCCGGTCAAACTTTTTCCCCCATTCAGGATATATGGCATTCATCACATCCATTTTACACCAATCCAAATGCCTGTAATTATTGCCAAATAAAAACACATCATTATCCATCCGGTCAATAATATGATTTAGGTTATTTACTATTTCAACACCTGCATCTGTATAAATCAATACATCCCCTTTATTTAATCTGCATAAATTATTGTAAATGATGTATGGTTTCCATAACCAATAACCCGCTCCCCTTGGTTGTTCTAAAATGTGTTTGTTTAGGCTATAAAATATAGGATCATAACATTTTTCATTAAACATAATGGAATGATGCGCGCCATGCTTTATTGCACTATCCCGGCATAAGATAGCCGCCTTCGTCATATTATTGTCGCTAAAGGTAATATGCAGTTTCCTCACAATAATTTGCTTTGAGTATGTAAAATGCCATAATCCGTTTCGGTCTGCCAAAGGTCACTATATCCAGGCCGCTGTGTAGTGATGAATGGCTTACAAATATAACAATTTAAAACAGGTTGTATCTTCCTTAATAAAAAGTCATCATAAATACCACTCTTATAAGGATCGTATTTGCTTAAAATGTATTTAGCAGCAAATGGACTATAAATAACAGAATGCGTTGTATGGGTATGCTTACACCGCCACCAATGATATTGCTTATGTTTCAACGGCTGCAATGTATGCCCTGATAAGTACAATAAATGCCAGTCCTTTGGTGCAGTAGTTAATACATCGCTTAATTTGTCATTCACAAACTTAACATCATCTTCAAATACCATAGTATTTTCTGTGATGCTTTGTAGTATAGCCTGTTGCGATAAATTGAATGATAAAAACCTATCCACATTTGGTATGGCTGCAAACCTTTCCACATTTAAGCCATGCTCTTTAAATTCCTTTTGCGCCAGTTCCCATCGATCGGGCCGGCTATCCAAATTCAAACAAATTGCTTTCATGACATAAATATACAAAAAGGCCCCCAAAAATGAGGGCCTTGTATTATCCACAACCAAAACAAACCAAATTAAGCAGTTCCGGTAGTTCCGTAAACGGCAGCTTTCGGCTGGAAGCTTAACAACTCGATACGAGCTTCAGCACGGTATGTGATTAAGTTCTTCTGGAAGTCTTTGTCATCAAATTCAGTGCTGCGAACGCTAAGAGCAGAAGCCTGAGCGATACCGAAAGCATCAGTATTTAAGACATAGAAACGAGATCCAGTTACCTGAGAATGAGGCACTACAGGCACACCAACGATGCGAGTTTCGCCGTTAGCTCCGATAGTTACACCACCGGGGATGCTATAATCGCCTGGCTTAGTCTTCATCAAAGTTGCCCATGATGCGTGAGTAGTCAGGATCAGGTTAGGTTGACCTAAACCGAGAGCGCCATGTTGTGCAACACCATCAATCATTTTTTCAGCATTAACAGTAGCAGCGGAAGAAAGTGCAGTTGATCCGGAAGCGATTGTATTCAGGAAACGAGTGTTAACGGCTCTGTTCCAATCTTCAACAAGCGACTGAGAAAGGTAAGCTTGTAAGAAAGGAAGATCTTGCAGCATCTGACGGCTTACTTTAGAGAAACCAGCGATAAAAGGCACAGCTACATTCACCATTGTGATGTTGTAGTCAATTTGCTGTTTGCTGTTTCCTTCAGTTTGAGCACCAAAAGATCCTTCACTAACTGTATCACTTGCACGAGGGAAAGTAACGTTTCCGGTTGAAGTTGGAATGATGCGGAAAACATCATACAAATGCGGATTGTAGAATGAACGCATGATAGCGTTAGGTACGTAGCTGATTTGAGAAGTACCGGTCAGGTTACCAGTCAAAGTCATATCTTTTACATCCTTAGTTGCAGTAAAAGGAGTTTCAGATTTGATCTTCTCGAAGTTTTCAGCAACAATGTCAACAATAGCAGATTTGAATCTGTCGCTATTTGACCAATCTCTCTTAGCGCTATCTTCAACGCCAGATTTAAGACGGTTTGCAGCAGCAGCAAATTCTTTTACTTTGTTGCTCAGTTCGCCGATTGTTTCGTTTTTCTTTTGCGCATCTTCATTCAGTTGCGCGATGTCAGAGGCTAATTTTGTATCAATTGCCTTGATTTCTGATTTGATGCCATCCACAAGGGGATTCAATGCATCGAGGATTTCATTTGCCATTTTTTGTTATTTGTAAAATTTTAATAATTGTATGTCTATTGCCTTTCTCAGCTTACTTACATCAAGTGCAGTTTCCTGCGGCTCTTCTGTATTTTGTGCAGTCTCCTGCGGCAAAAATAATGCTGATACTTCCTGCAATTCGTTTACTAATAATGATTCGTTTTCGCCGGTATATTTACCTTCTTTCAGCTTCTTAATAACCCATGCCATGTAATCGATGGCCGTTTCTTTCTTCTGATCTAAAAATGATTTAACCACGTCAAAAGTAGGTGTATTTGGATTTGCACCCCACAACACCGCGCTACCTTCCCATAATGCAACCTGTGTAATTACATTGTGATCTACGGCCTTTTGCTGATTCAGTACGGTAAATCCAACTGAATGCTGGGTAATGTCTCCGCTTTCATATAAAGGCCATGCAACCTCTTTCCAAAGGAACATATCCCGGTAATTATTTTCACCAACGATATATTTGCCCTCTTTATATAACTTTTGGAACTTACCTAAACTGCTCTCCAGTTTACGTTCATGGTTTATCAAATGCCAAATCTCATTTGAGCCTAATGGTCCGCGCTCTGTTATTGTCTTATCAAATGCAGACTTGTCAAATACATCCCCATCCCGGTCAATAGATTCCATTTCAGCAATGGCCACCTTTACGCTCCTATTGGATGTATCCACATCGAGAGCCTTTAAATCGTAAACCTTATGCTGAATAGTATTCATTACCTTTTTATTTTGCCAGTACGACACACAAACCGCGTATCTCTGATCATTCTCACCAAACTCACCCACCATTTCACTATCACCCATACACCTGTCTAAAAACTGATCTCTATTCTCATTTGCTCTCGGACTTGGCATATCAACAAAATTCAAATACTAAAATATATTTATAATCTAAATGCGTCAACTATATTATTTTTCCTTATCAAATTGCCATTCTTATCCCTCTTATTAATTACTACAAAAGTACATCTGCAACGTATAACATCAACCGCTTTGGCTTGTGGATCATGTGGATGCTCCATTTCAGATCCTGACCTGCTATCTACAAACTTATCATTAAAGTCAACGGTCTGCCCATCCATATTCCAATGGTCTGCTTTATCTTTTTTCCCTTTAAACGGATTGCCCCTTGTTCTATTATCCTTTGCAGCCACCCACATCTTCTGCTTTTGGAATGGTGACTTATCAGCACCTATAAATGTGCCGGCATGGATAGCGCGCCCCACCTCCGTTCTGGCTATCATATCAGCTCTATTCTGATTTAACCCCGGCACCGTTTC